TTCACGCTGGGTGGTTGCCGAAGGGTGAAGAGGGTTACGATGTACACGACACTCAGCACATGATGAATTGTTTTGATTTGACCAAACAGTTTGATTGGTTCCTTGGTACTTGGTCACTCAAGCATGACAAGGACGTAGAGCGTCGTCGTCTGTATGGTAAGGCTGGTTCGTGCCGAATAAAACCTTACGGTGTTGAGTACAGAGTTCTATCCAGTTTTTGGGTACTCGAAAAGGAACTGAGACTTGAGGTGTGGAACCGAGCTTGTCTCGCCATTACCTGCATGTCGAAGTACTTCTTGCCCGAACAAATCTCACCGGGGTTTAGTGATATTCTCCGAAGTTCCATCAACAATGGACATTTGGACAGTAGCATCACATCTAATATTAAGTTCCCCATTAGTACTCTAACCCCTCCATTTTCTATGGCCGCCTGAGGTTAATATGGAATACAAGAATTTCTTCGAGAACCAGAAAGAAGCAGCGATGCGTCTTCAGCAAACTATCGTCCTGTATGATGGTTCGCCTGTGGAGATTGTGTGTGTTGCCGATCATCCTGATGGGATACTCAGAGCTTACATCAGACCCACAGGATATACACCTGCCGAGTTTGATAGTATGCCGAAGCCTTCTTCGTCGCACATGGCGAACGCCGCGTACACCGCTGGTTTGGCTACGTACATGGACACGTTCATTCAGGCCAACCCCGGTTGTGGTATTATTCGCAAACACTTGAACTCACCGCTGTTCAACAAGTTCAGGCCATTTGAACTTGGAATGTACTGGAACCCGCCACACGTATATTATGTGGAGAGACAACCCAATCGCCGAGTGGAGCAGGGGCTAATCAAGCCCATGATCGTAGCCACAAAGCTCACGCCAATCTCTGAGAAGGGTGAGAACGTCAGCGGTGACGTTGACTTATTTGGTCCTGAGATGAAGCGGTGCATCATTGGTGAGCATCCAAGTCCCAAGCGGTGTTTGGAAGCTATCCATGATGATAGGCTTGACTGTAAGGCCGCAGCATTTGATCGTCATTTCGCGTTGGTTCGTGGTCCAATCGGAACTCTGTTCCTTGCATACAAGAACAACGTAATTGGTCAGTTACCCAATGGCGATTATGACAAAGTTAAGTTGGGGAAAGCTTACACCTATTGTAAAGAGGCAGTTGCCGACTTACATCTATTTAACAATATCATTAGCTAAGAAAGGACAAAGGTTGTTGAAATGCGGGAACCATTCGTAGAAAAGGTTACAAGGCAGAAACCGGGTTTCAACGTTGGAGTTATTCTTGGTTCCAAGACGCCACAGAAGGGTAAAGTTGGAATTGAAATCGAGCTAGAGGGAAAGAATTTTCTCTATCACGAAAACGTTCCGGCTCCTTGGGTGTACAAGGAAGATGGGTCACTTCGCGGGGAAGAGAGTGCCGAGTACGTCTTGAAGAACCCCATCGAGTTCAATGAGGTTGAGAAGGTTCTCAAAACCTTGTTTGACAAACTTGCCGAGAAGAAGGCAAAGTTTGACGACAGCAACAGGACAAGCATCCACGTACACCTGAACTGTCAGGAATTCTATCTCAACAGGCTCGCAGCTTTCATGGGTCTGTGGTTCTGCCTAGAGGAAATTCTGACCCAGTGGTGTGGTGAGCATCGTGTTGGCAACCTGTTCTGCCTGAGGAGCCGCGATGCAACAGCAATCATCTCACAGTTACGGAAGTTTCTCAAGTCTGATGGCAAGTTCGAGCTATCAGACAATCTCCACTATGCTGGCCTTAACGCCAACGCACTACGCAAGTTTGGCTCGTTGGAAATCAGGACGATGCGGGGAGTATCCGATCCCGATGTAATCAAGGATTGGGTGGAAATACTTCAACGTCTGTATGAATATTCAGCTGAGTTCAATGATCCTCGCAATGTATGTAGCTTGTTCTCAGGCCACGGACCATTACAGTACTTCTATGAAGTTCTTGGTGACAAGGCTTCGTGTGTTCGGGCTGGTGTGAACTGGACCGATGAAGAAATCAGAGCAAGCATGTATCGTGGTATCCGTCTCGCTCAGGATATTTGCTATTGCCGAGATTGGGACTTGTATCGTCCTCAGAGTTTGAAGCCTGACCCATTCAAGCGAGATATGAAGAAGGTTGCCAAGAAGGTTATTGGGTTTGACTATGAAGATAACCCTAGTCCATTCTCTATGGAAGCATTTCAGCAATACATACAAGGAGCAACAGCAGGGACAGTATATGTTAGCGGGTCTGATCCTTGGAATAATAGTGTTTCTTTTGATTTACCAAACTAAGAAGGAGAAGTAAACGTGACCACAACTAAGTATTTTGTTTATCCGTACACCACCATGTCTGCCAGTTCCATTGTTCTTGCTGAGGAACTGGATGCTAAACGCATCAAGCTGAACCACAGTAATTACCATCACAAGCCAGAGAATGTGATTGTGAACTGGGGTAACAGTGGGTGTCCGTATCCACAGGCACTTAATCCTGCTGATGCAATTTCGGATATTATCAACAAGGTGAAGTTCTTCCAGAAAACGGCAGGACTTGCTTGTGTTCCGAAGTTCGCCACGACCAAGGCACAGGCAGCCAATCTATCATTTCCGGTGGTGTGTCGTACGGATATTGTTGGAGCTGATGGGGAAGGCATTAAAATAGCTGAAACACTCGCTCAGTTGCCTTCTTGCAGCTTGTACACTGAGTATATGGACAAGACCAGTGAGTATCGTATTCACCTCGGGCGGCTGCCTAACGGTGAAGTGACGGTGATCGCTCGTCAGAAGAAGCACAAGTCTGCTGCATTCACTGGCGATCAGCGTATCTGGACGGGATCGGAAACGAAGCTTGAGTGGATTGACACGGCAGTTTCTCAGGTAGTGTACGCTGCCAAGGAAGTGTTCGCTAAGTTCCCCGGACTTACGTTCGGTGCTTTCGATATTGTTTACAACAACAGTACGGAGAAGGCCTATGTCCTTGAGATTAACTCGGCCCCGATGCTCACAGCAAAGACGGCTGAGGCGTATGCTACATTCTTCAAGAACTACAAAGGAGCAGAAAGTCCGACTATGGAAACAATTGTTGCACCGCCGCAGAGTGAGACTGTTACTAGCAGTCCAACCCCGAACCCCGCTCCGGCAAGTTCGACGGGTCTGTATGGGTTTGTGAAGAACCAACTTGCTCAGGGCCACATCACCAAGGCTCAGCTTGAGCAGTACACTCCACCAATTACAGAGGAGATTTTGATTGGCAACTACATCAACGCGATTACCGCAGCATAATAATCCCTATGTAATAGATATGCAAGTAGTTAAGGCGTTGAATATCCTAATTATGCACAGTGACCGTCTTCGCAGTGTTCAACACGGTGATTTGGTCAATGACAAAGATTATATACTTCGCCTATATAATAATTAACTCGTCGTGAGACGATTACCGGAAGATCGGGTGCGTGCGACACCCACTTCCACTTTTCCCGTAGAAGGAACGTAAATGCGTTGTAACATATGCGATAGCCTGCTGTCGCAACCCCGATATAATAGAGAACTAGAAGCGTGGGAACCATGTGATACTTGCATGGAAGTTATCCAAGAATGTCTAAATGACCTTAAGGATAACGCGGTCTTTGTCGAAGACGACGAGTTTGCCGCCATTGATGAAGCAGGAATTCCCCTACCAATTGAAGAAAGTACTTGACAAGCCATACTAGTTATGGTATAATGCAATATAAGGTCGATAGCCTCCCTACTACAGACTAAGGAACTGTAGAGTTTAAGGGGGGTTTGGGGGGATGACCTCCTTTATATCCTATAAGATAATAATAAACAAGGATATTATCCATGCCTAATCCTAATGAACTAGCTCGTATTGAAGATGAACTTCGATACTGGAAGAATAACCTGAAACATCACATTGGTTCTAAGAGTACGAAGGAGTACATTCTTCGTCAGATCAGACAATGTGAAGCTACTCTCGGTATAGAAAGTAAACCGTACAATTCAAACGAATTCTAGTCACCTTCCATGTCCCAGTCCAGACTGTACTAGTTCTGATGGATATTCCGTCGATCCTAAGACTGGGTGGGGTCGATGCTTCGTCTGTAATTATAAGGTACCACCAAATGGCCGATCAGCTAATACAACCCTTAGTGGTAATGTTCTTAATAGTAGTGATTTTCCTAGGAGCAGTGTGTCTAGTAATCAACTAACTCCACTAACTACAGTATTCCGAGACATTGACCACCGAAAGATCAGTAAGGCTGCTTGTCAGAAGTACGGTATTGATGTTGTACTAAATGATCCTGTGATTGAAGCACGATTTCCGTACTTCATTAAAGGCAAACATGTAGTTAATAAAGTTCGAACTAAGAATAAGAAATTCTGGCAAGAAGGTTCTGAAGAAGATAAAAAGAAGGTAGAGCTATATGGCCAGCAACTCTTTGCTGAAGGTAGTGCAAAGGCTATCACAGTCGTCGAGGGGGAGTATGATGCTCCTTGTGCTTGGACTATGCTCGGTAGTCGTTATCCAGTGGTTAGTGTTGCTAGCGCTGGCACTGCTGTTAGAGACATTCAAAATAATTATGAATACCTTGATAGTTTTGAGCGGATAAATCTCTGCTTCGATGCAGATGAGGCGGGACAAAAGATTTCCAAGGAAGTAGCGGAGCTATTCAAACCCGGCAAGTGTCGGATTATGCAGCTTACCGAAGGTAAGGATGCTAATGCTTATCTGTACGCTGACAAGCAGAAGGAATTTATTGATGCGTGGCACAGAGCAGTTCCGTTCATGCCGGATGGACTCAAAATCGGCACGGACATGTGGGACGAAATCATCAACCGTCCCCAACACTACCAAGTTAATTACCCCTTCTCGGGACTTAACCGCCTCACATACGGGATACGACTCAGCGAGATGGTCGTGGTTACTGCGGAAACTGGGATCGGTAAGACTTCAATTCTTAAAGAGATCGAATACTCTTTACTTGCCAATCCTGATCTAAAGGAAAAGAACTATGGCGTCGGTTTCATCCACCTTGAAGAACCGAACTATGATACCGCTCTCGGTCTTATGTCTATTCACGCCAATAAGCCTTTCTATCTTCCTGACACCGAGCGAACTGAGGATGAGCTGCGACAAGCCTACGATGGCTGTATTAACTCTAGTCGGGTGGTTATTTGGGACCATTTCGGCAGCAACTCTGTCGAGGCAGTCCTCAACAAGATTAGGCACATGCACGCTCTTGGTTGTAAGTACATTGTTCTGGATCACCTTAGCATCGTTGTCAGCGATCAATCTGGTGATGAACGTAAGCAGCTAGACGAGATTGCCACTAAAGCCAAAACACTTTGTATGAACCTCAATATCGCCCTTATCTGTGTAATTCACCAGAACAGGCAGGGGCAGATTAGAGGTACTGCTGGTGTTGAGCAGTTGGCCAACATTGTAATCAAGCTTTATAGGGACAATACAGATGTTAACGAATGGCGTAGGAACGTTACCAAAGTCGTGGTTGAAAAGAACCGTTTTTGCGGTCGTACTGGCCCTGCTTGCTACCTCTTCTGGAACGGCATCACCGGTCGTCTCGAAGAACTGGACATGGAACAAATCCAGAAGTACGAGGATGGAGAAAGTATCTCTGACGATCAAGTGGCCTTCTAAATATTATCATGATGCCATGACACCTGCTCAAAGGTTAGAACTTCTATTTGAATTGGTGACTTATGCTTGAAGTCCTCACAGATGAACAGATCAATCAACTAATATCAGACCATTGGAGGGAGATACGAGGATTACTGAGAGAGAAGAAAAGGAGGCAGATTGTACCTAACACCGACGAAGAACCATTGGATACTGGACACGGAGACGGATGGGCTGCGTGACGACTGCACTCAAATCTTCGTTGTTTGTGTTGAGAATGCTGTAACACCTGAGAAGCATTCATTTCGTACAAAGGAAGAATTCAATGCGTGGCTATCAAAAGATTTTATTTTGGTTGGTCATAACATTGTGGCTTTTGATACTCCCGTTCTTAACTCTTTGTGGCAGTGTAAAATTCCTATACGCTTACTTGTGGATACTTTTGTTCTTAGTATGCTTTACTCTCCTAGTCTCAGCGGAGGCCATTCTTTGGAGTCGTGGGGGCAAAGGCTAAAGTTTCCTAAATTAGAGCACAAGGACTTCACTCAATACAGCGAAGAAATGAGGAAATATTGTGAGAACGATACAGCAGTTACCAAACGGTTATTCAGTCGTCTCACACAACGGATGCGTGATGTTGGCTTCACCGAACGGGGGGCCATGCTGGAAACTTATAGCTGGCATATCATACAGAATAAACAGAGACGACACGGCTTTCCGTTTGACGTGGAACGGGCCGAAAGATTGTACGTGGAACTACGAGCCAGAGAAGAGGAACTAAAACGTGAAATCTACAAACAATGGCCACCGCAGTTTCTACCTGTTGCAGAATTTAAGCAGCATTCTAAGAAAGACGGAAGCCCAACTGCCAATTTTACGCGCCATGAACAACAATATCCTGAGTTACGGAAACGTAAGGATGGGGGATATACGGCGTATGATTGGGTTGAGTTTAACCTTGGAAGCCCAACTCAGAGAGTACAGAAACTTATTGAAACAGGATGGGAGCCTACTGCTAGAACAAAAGCAGGCAACCCGAAGGTAGATGAAGACTCACTAAACAAGTTCGCGGAAACGTCCGGCAACGAGGCGGGCAAACTCCTAGCCAAGTGGGTAGTAATTAACAGCCGAGCCAACATGGTTAATACTTGGCTCAATGCTTACAATGAAAAGACGGGGGCTATACATGGAAATCTCTGGTTGGCTAGTACCCTTCGGTATCGTCACGACAACCCTAATAGCGCCAATATCCCTGCTGTTCGTCTGGACAAAGAGACTGAGCAAGTTCTTCGGGGTGAGGCCGGTTTTTGGACGTACGAAACTCGTGATCTTTGGACTTGTGGTGATGCTAGTAAATACAGTCTCGTGGGTATTGATGCTAAGGGCATTCAGCTCCGTGTTTTAGCTCACTACCTAAACGACGAAGAATTCACAAGAGCTATTTTAAGTAAAGACCCCCATGAAGCAAACAAACAACGACTCGGCCTCAGTTCTCGTCCACTTGCAAAGACAATTGTATACGCTACCCTTATGGGAGCGGGAGACGGTAGAATTGCTAGTGAAGCAAATGTGTCGCTACCAGAGGCTCGATCTGCTAAAGCAAAATTCTTCGACACCGTACCACAATTGCCGATGCTTGTTCGGAGACTTCAGAAGGAAGTTGAAAGAACTGGACGAATTACTCTCTGCGATGGAAGCCGAGTTCTAGTATCAAGTCCACATATGGTTATTCCTTATCTCCTTCAGGGCGATGAGGCTAAAATTATGAAGCAAGCAATCATTTTTATTGATGAGATTTGCCGAAGAGAAAAGATTGATACACATTTAGTTGGATGGATACATGATGAATTTCAATTCGTAGTAAAGAACGAAGATGTAGAAAGATTTACAAAATTAGCACTATCCGTCTTTCCAAGAGCAGGGGCATCATTTGACTACAATGTGCCGATTGAAGGCTCTGCTGCTGTAGGCAAGACATGGAGCCAAACGCATTAAAATAATGCTTGACAAATGCTAACTAACATGGTATAATTAAGTATAAAGATTGAAGGAGATTACTGAAATTACTAATAAAGCTGTTGAATTTACTATTCGTGGTTCTGTTGATTGGTGCAAGCTTCTCGGAGATGCACGTCCTTATACCGGCAATCCCAAGTTTGACAAGGGACCTAGCTGGTCAGTTGAAATCAATCCTGATGATGCTTCTCGTGGCAAGCTTCTTAAGCACGGCCTAGAAGAGAAGTTCAAGAAGGACAAGCCAACCAAGGCTGATGGTACCCCGACGAAGAACCCTCGTGACTATGATTTCATTCGTCTGACTATTCTTGAGAACCGTGCAGATGGTAAGAAGAATGCTCCGCCTGAGGTTCAGGATGGATATGGACGACCTTGGGATCAGAACGTTGAGATTGGTAATGGTAGTGTGTGCGACATTCTAGTTCGCTACGTTGACTACGGTACCACCAAAGGTCTGTATTTCAAGAAGATGCGTGTACTGAAGCTTGAAGAGTTTACAGGTGGTGGTTCAGACTTTGAGCCGCTGAGTGAAGATGATGAGTTCTTTGCACGTCTACCTGATGGCATGGAGCCTCAGATGGAAGAGGATTTGAACGATGACATTCCTAACTAAGCTTGGTCGGGCACTCGGCCTGATTGAGTATACCGATTATTACACGGTTCAGAAGAACCCAAGAACTGGCAAGTATGAAATCTATGACGGAGACGGCCATGCTGTTCGCGCGTATACACGACGTAGTGATGCCATCCGTGGTGCAGAGCGATCTGGCCTAACGCTTGTCTGAATTAGAACAAAGAAGTCCCGAGTGGTACGCAGTTCGTTGTGGTAAAGTTACCGCCAGTCGTATCGGGGATATTCTAAAGACACTACGCAATGGTTCTTGGGCTGCCTCTAGGCGTAACTATGCAGCCCAACTTGTTACTGAACGTTTGACGGGTAAGGTAATTGAACACCCGTATACGAATGAGTACATGGAGTGGGGTAAGGAACAAGAGCCGCTCGCCCGCGATCTTTACCAAGAGCTTCATGGACCTGTCAGTGAGGTTGGCTTCGTTCCACACCCATCCATTCCTGCCTCGGGGGCTTCTCCTGATGGATTGGTTGGGGACGATGGGTTGCTTGAAATCAAGTGTCTCATTAAGGCCAACCACATTGACATTCTTCTGACCGAGAAGATTGACGATAAACACATGTACCAGATGCTTTGGCAAATGGCATGTACAGGTCGTCAATGGTGTGATTTCGTTAGTTATAATCCAGAGTTACCAGAACACATGCGTTTGTTTGTAAAGCGTGTTCATCGGGACGAAGAAGAGATTAATCGCATTGAGTGGGAAGTAAAGACCTTCTTGGATGAAGTTGACACTACCACCAAGGCGTTAAGTGAAAAGTTCAGTAGTGTCGAATAAGAAAATTCGAAACCCTAAGTTCAAATCCCGCTTTGAGGAATGGATTTGGGAAGTCTGTCAGAAGTACAACCACCCAATTGAATATGAACCGGTACGACTTTCATACAGACTAGAAAAGACTTATACACCGGATTTCCGCCTAAAGAACGGTATTATCATTGAAGCCAAAGGTCGGTTCGATGCCGACATGCGGAGGAAGATGCTGGCTGTAAAGCGAGCGCATCCTAAACTGGATATTCGTTTTGTATTCCAGAACGCACAGAACAAGTTGAGCAAGAAGGCTAAGATGAAATACTGGGAATGGGCGGAACTCCATAATTTCAAATGGGCTGAGGGTACTATTCCTCAAGCTTGGTTTAAGGAAAAAAGACCATCAGCAAAATCTTAGTACTAGACATTGAAACAATGGCTGCGCTCCAATGGGGTTGGGGCATGTACAACCAGAACTTCGGTGTCAATCAGATTGAGCAGTTTCCAGAGATTATCTGTATAGGGTACCAGTGGTTGGGTGAGGGGCCAGCCGAGTGTCTTACCCAGTGGGATATGACTCAGGAGGAAATGCTTCTGACTACGTTGGACCTAATTCAACAGGCTGATGCAGTTGTGGGCAAGAACAGTGACAAGTTTGATCTAAAGTGGATTAGAACAGAACTGCTTAGATATAAGCTTCCGCCTCTTCCACCAATTACAAGTATTGATCTAGAGAAGGCAGCTAAGAACTACTTCCGGTTTCACAGTAACAAGCTTGAGTATATTCTTCTTTATCTTGGTATGCAGGGTAAGTTGGAGCACGAGGGCTTCGGATTGTGGCACAAGGCTTATCATGGACATGAACCAAGTCGTCGCAAGATGATACGGTACTGTATTCGTGATGTAGCACAGACCGGCAAGTTGTACAGGAGAATGCGTCCGTTCATTGAGAACCATCCTGCTTTGCGTTCTCTTGGTTCAGAAGCTTGTCCTAAGTGTCAGAGCAAGAATACCAAGAAAGATGGTATCCGTAGGACAGCTTGTTTTCATATTCAGGTGCACCAGTGTAATAACTGTGGTGGTTACTTCTCAGGTAAAAGGACTAAAGTGGCTTAGTGGACGCAGAAACTAAAAAGCGTATTGAAGATTTCTTCGAGGGGTTCGAGTTGGTTGAATTCCTACAGTTACCTGTGTCCGAAATCATTGAACGATTTGAAGATGAAATTGAAGAGGCTTTAGATGAAATTGAAGAACTCATGCAAGTGCGAGGAAATTAAAGATCGAAAAGGACGTAGAGTTAGCGAGGTATTCTACTATTTCTGGCTTGGCCGGGACGGTGAACGGGAGCAGCATCCCCTTGGCTAAGGAATTTACTACAGACGATCCCTCTCTTATTGGTACAGGGGCAATTAAGTACGATGGTGGAAAGCCCTGCTCTTTCAGGGGAGCTATTGAGTATTTTCCTAGGGCAATCACAGCTGTCGCTGAGATTAGCACTTTCGGTGCTCAGAAGTACGCTTGGAAAGGATGGGAGGGCGTAGATGATGGTATCAATCGGTACTCAGATGCTATGGTCCGCCACATGCTGAAGGAAGCGATGGGTGAAGAAGTTGATCCTGATAGTGGCCTTCTTCACGCTGCTCATTTAGCTTGGGGTGCTCTAGCTCGACTAGAGCTTATTCTACGTGAACGTAAGTGATTTCGTAAACGGACTATTCGAATTCACAGGAGCGTTAATGACACTGTTGAGTGTTAAAGCACTTCTGAGAGACAAAGAAATCAAAGGTATTCATTGGGGACCAATTGTATTCTTTACTAGTTGGTCCTCATTCAATCTTTGGTTTTATCCTTTCAACAAGCTTTGGTGGAGTTTCTTTGGTGGTGCAACCATCTTTGTTGTAAACTCTATTTGGCTTTATTTGGTATGGTACTACAGTGGAATTAAAAACAGGACTAGACGATCAGTGGATTTCTCTGCTCAGCGGAGCTAAGTTCAATTACAACAAACCAGAGGAAAGTGATGTTACACTTCACGACATTGCTTCTGCTCTATCAAACGTATGTCGGTTTAGTGGGCACCTTCCGCGCTTTTATAGTGTTGCTCAGCATCTCGTTAACGCAAGTTATATTGTTACCAGTGAGAATGCGTTCACGGCTCTGATGCACGATACGGCTGAAGCGTTTACTAACGATCTTCCCACTCCACTTAAGTGGGCGCTTCCTATCTTCAAGGAATTGGAAGTTAAGATCGAAGGTGCAATGGGTCAGAAGTTTGGATTTCAGTACCCATATCCGCCAGAAGTGAAGACTGCCGATACAATCATGCTTATGCTTGAGAAGTATCATGTCAAGCAGTGTGATGATTACTGGCCGGGATATTCAGATGAGTACCCACGCGAGAGTGTGGAACAGTATCTTAATCGTGTTGACTTGACTAGCTGGCGTCCAAGTATTGCACGTAATAAGTTTCTAGCACGTTATGAGGAATTGACTAATGCCCGGAATGCGGTCCTTCTCTCCGAAGCAGCGACGGGAGCAGAGGCGGCGTAATCACATCGCTAAGGACTTGAATACACCTAAGTACAGACAGCGTAAAGTTGAGAACAAGAAGAGGAAGCCACGTATTGAAGAAGCGGAAGACAGCTATTGATTTGTGTATTGATTGGAACAGAAACAAGGCACGTCTAGCAAAGGACCCGAAGGATCGTGCCCGTTACGAAGATAACATTAAGAACCTAGAGGCTTTTCGAGATGCCAACCTGTGATGAACCTGTAAGTCTTCCTGCATATAAGCTTTACTACAGTCGAGAAGATCGTATTGCTGAACTACACGATCAAAAAGATCGCATTCAGTACGATGGTAATGATGGTCTTCGTATCACTGACGTAACGGACACTGCTGCTGAATTCTGTGAGAAAATGTGTGACGCACTGGATCGTTATGTTGATAGTGAAGACGATGAAGAACTTGAATACAACAGACGTAATGCCATTGAGTGTTGGGCGCTTGCACAGGCATCTCTATCAAAGGTGGCATGGGTAATGCGGTTCGACGGTAATGCCGCTTATCAACGGATGATTAACGCTCTCCACACAGGAGCAGCAGCGGATATGAGAGGTTTGTAATGAGAGTTCTTGTCTGTGGTGGTCGAGACTTCCTTAACAAGAAGTTGATGTATAATACTCTGGACGCTCTTTGCGAAGAATTTAATCTCAAGGGTGAACCAGATGAATATGGCAATTGGATGCCACAAGGCATAACAATCATTAATGGTAAAGCTGCGGGTGCGGATACTCTATCGAGCGATTGGGCTATAATCAATTGGACTCACTTCGAAGAGTATCCAGCTGATTGGGAAACTCATGGTAGAGCCGCTGGTCCTATTAGAAACAAACAGATGTTGGTTGAAAGTAAACCAGACCTTGTTCTAGCTTTTCCCACAAAGAGAAGCAAAGGAACTTGGAATATGGTTAAGATAGCCAAAGAAGCCGGAGTTCCGGTAAGAGTTATTGGAGAATAAGATAGACGATTATCAACGATTTATACATGCGTCACGCTATGCTCGGTGGCGTGATGATATAGGACGACGAGAGACGTGGGAAGAAACTGTACAGCGTCTCATTGAATATTATCGTAATATTTGTGATGATATTTATCAAACTCCCAAGGGTTATATATCCGGTCAGTTTGAAAGAGAGTTTGCTGAATTAGAAGCTGCAATAGTTAACATGGAAGTCATGCCCAGTATGCGGGCAATGATGACAGCCGGACCCGCACTAGATAGGTGTAACGTGGGTGCGTACAACTGTGCGTACTTGCCTGTTGACTCCCCTAGAAGTTTCGACGAAGCCATGTACATCTTGATGTGCGGGACCGGTGTTGGTTTTAGTGTAGAGGAAAAATATGTCAGTCAACTTCCACGGATTTCCGAATACTTTGATTATACCGATACCACAATTGTCGTTGCAGATAGCAAGGAGGGATGGGCAAAGTCTCTACGGGAACTCATTACCCTCCTTATTGCAGGCCAAGTACCCAAGTGGGATACAAGTAACGTACGCCCTGCCGGTTCACGATTGGTCACATTTGGGGGACGTGCTAGCGGACCCGAACCGCTTGAACGGCTTTTTGAGTTCTGTGTTTCAGTTTTTAAGCGAGCAGCGGGTCGCAGACTAACTTCTCTTGAATGCCACGACCTGATGTGTATGGTTGCCGATGTAGTTGTAGTCGGTGGTGTTCGTAGAAGTGCAATGATTTCTCTATCCGATTTGGGTAGTGAAGCAATGGCCACAGCTAAGTCTGGAAGCTGGTGGGAAGGTCACGTTCACAGACAACTTGCTAACAACAGTGCGGTGTATAATGGTAAACCAGAAATCGGAGAATTCCTCAAAGAGTGGAAAGCCCTCTACGACTCCAAATCAGGAGAGCGTGGAATCTTCAATCGAGACGCATCTAAACGCATCGTTGAAAAACTTGGAAAGCGCGATCCGAACTTTGACTTTGGCACTAACCCTTGCTCAGAGATCATCC